GTTTATTTTTATCCGAATAGAAGACCGCTGAAAAGCCCCCACTCCGGCGTTGAAGGCAAAGCTGACACACGCATCAAAAGCCCCTTGACGACCAGATAAAGCGGGAGCAAGTCTAAGAACACCACGTTCAGTAGGGCCGACATCATCTGCGAATAGTTTCTCGATCTCTTCTTTAGTCCAGACACGGTTGTCCTCCGGTTTCAGTGGCATCTCTTTGCGGATCATGGGGGTGTCTTTGCCCTCCACCCTGACTACGGGCAAACGAATTTGCTCTTGGTACAGCACATGACCATAACCAATTGTCCAGATATGGGCTGGGCAGAGGTACGGCTTAGTCCTGTACCCCTCCCACTGGTGCATCAACTTAGCGCCAGCTTCGCCTAATTTCATTTCTTGCTCCAGCTACGTGAGCCAAACCAGAAACCAATGATGCCTCCAAGCATTGCCATCTCATCCGTGGAGAAAATGATGTCGGACAGGCGGATTAGGTCTTCCATGCTCACTACAAGCCGTGGGTTGCTGTAGACGTAGTAGGCAATCCAAGCGTTAATAGCACACAGTTCCAGCACAAAGATGTAAGTCACCATTGGGCGAACCGTACCCACAAAGTTCACCACCCAGCGGCTGGCTTCTTCCATAATCTTCTTGTCGTGGTCATAGGCCGCTACAGTCATCTGCGCGTCTGTTTCCATAGCAATCTGGTCGGTGCGAATCTCTTCCATACGCTCTTGGGCGGCAAAGCCCTGCGCCATCATCTGAAGCTGTAACTCCATCTGGACACGGGCAAGTGCCAACTCATGCCGCTGGTCTGCCTTGTTTTGGAAGAAGTCTAGTAGTTTGGGCAAGCCCGATATGAGCAAACCGCCAAGGGTTGAGAATAGAGATAACATTATCCGAGTCCTATCATTCCAAGTAGTTTATCGACAATTTTCCCCGCCAACTCATCTGGCAGGAACCGGAGCAGTCCAAGCACCCACCACGCAATACACAGCCTGACAAAGACTTTGAGGAAGAGGTCAAACTGTTTTTGGTATTCATTCACCTACCGCACCTTGCTGTAGCGCACAGTTCGTTAATTTGTGTAAGCCCCCAGCCAACAGCACCAACAAACATCACAATAATCACAATGGCAACTGCCCACTCCATCTGTTCGGCCTCGGCCTCTTTGCGCCTTTTCTCTTCAGCGTGTAAGGCCGCCATCTCTTTGGCATCATCCCTGTCCATTTCAGCTTGACGGGCCTTGGTTGCATTCCACACGTCTATGCGCCCAGCTTGCATAAACAACATTTTTAACTGCTCTTCAAACCGCTTGGCTTCATCCAAAGCCATCTCAATTTGTAACGCCGCACCAAGGTTAGACTTACCGCCTGTACGCTTGGCGTGAAGCATGGCTTTAGTAGCGGTTGACTTGGCATCAAAAAGCTTGGCAATTGACGGAGTTAGACCTGCCAGATCACTAGCGACTTTACTAGCTTTTTTAACGACACTGATTGCAGTTTGCAATCCTTCTAGCGCCGTGATCGGATCAATCATTTCAATTCAAAACTTAAATTTGCATGGCGAGGGTACTGCACAACGCGCTCCCCTTCAGGACACTTGTACTTGATCGTCGCCAACAAAGTGGCTTTGCCGCTGGTAACCTTTTCCTTGCCTACCATCGTAAGTTCGTAGGTGAACGTATCAATCTCTGGCCCGGCTGGTCCACTGAACTTACTTGCGGTAGTGGTTGCCTCATGCACCATACCAGCCGCATCACGGATGCTTGGCGTAAAACTCTCAACAGAACAATCGTCCCGCTTCTTTATTCTTGCAACCGTGACATTTATTGGCTTGCCAGCTTCTGCCACAATCTTAAAGTTTTCAGGCGACCATTCAATGATTGCGCGGTCAAACCAACCAAACTTGTCGGCAAGCGTGTAACTACCGCCTAAAGCGGCAACGGTAGCGGCAACGGCTCCAATTGCTTTGGTAATGTCAATCATTTCACACCCAACTCCACGCAATCATGTACGTGCCAAAGATGACGAAGGCCACCATACAGGCCGCCGCAATCAATGCTTCAGCCCAGTCCCGCATGGTTAGCTCCACTTAATGATTACGATGCCAGAGCCGCCGTTTCCAGATAGTGGAGTAGGTGAAACCTGACCAGCGCCACCGCCTCCCCCGCCTGTGTTTGGTGTGCCACTAGCTGCATTTTGAGTGGCAGTAGCACCGCCACCATTACCCCCGCCGCCAGAGCCGCCTGTAGCACCAACATTGCCATTAGCGCCACCTCCGCCGCCACCAGCATACCTAACCGATAAGCCTGTAATGCTTGATGTAGTTCCTGCACCGCCAACACCACCAAGAGTACCAGCAGGTGCTGCACCAGCCGCACCAGCACCACCCCCACCACCGCCAGCACCAACACTAGCAGAGCCAGCACCACCAGCATTTCCTTGTCCGCCAGTAGCTGATCCGCCAGTACCACTAGCATAAGAGCCGCCACCGCCAGAGCCACCTGCGCGACCCGGTTTATTAGCCGAGCTACTAGACAATTCATTACTACCACCACCACCGCCACCTACAGCGCCAGTTGATCCATTAACTAAAGTACCTATAGTTGAATTAGTGCCATCTGATCCTTGTGTAGCACTTGATGTTCCAGCCGCACCTGAACCAACGGTAACGGTGTATGTTGTTCCAGCAGTAACGCTTGTTGTTCCAGTTAGCAATCCGCCTGCTCCACCGCCACCACCACTATTTATACCTCCGCCAGCGCCGCCGCCAGCAACAACAAGATACTCAATAGAAGTAGCACCAGCAGGGGCAGTCCATGTTCCAGAAGATTTAAACACTGTAACTTGAGGAAATGCAGGCGCAATTGGCGCTAATGTTCCAGAAGAAGTAAAAGTGTGAACCATGTAGCCATCTACGTTAGTAGCTGTGCCACCAGTAAAATATTGAATTGAGCCGGGGTAGCGAAGAATGACAACGCCTGAACCGCCTGCGGCTCCAGTTGCGTATTCGCCCGTTCCACCAGCACCACCTCCTGTATTTGCAGTGCCAGCAGTTCCAGTTACTGCACCAACAGAACCTGCACCACCACCACCTACTCCACCAGCGCCAGCAGTCCCACTTCTTGAGCCACCACCACCTCCGCCAGCGTATGTGGTAACAGTGCCAGAGATTGCAGATGCTATTCCCGCACCGCCATTGCCGCCAATAGAAGAACCAGCATTTAGTCCAACAGTCCCTGCGCCTCCGCCACCACCTGTGGCATATCCTGCGGCATTGACATTATTATTACCAGCGGCATTACCTTGCCCAGAAATACCAGATGCACCAACATAACTAACACTTGAAGAAGCGCCAGCGCCACCAGAACCACCAGATGCACCAAGAGCCTGACCGTCAGAACGACCACCGCCAGTAGCAGTAATGTTTCCAAATACGGAGTTCTGACCGCTTGATCCTGTTGCTCCACCAGCACCAACAGTGACCGTATAAGAAGTGCCAGAAGTAATACCTGCATATCCTGCAAGCAAACCCCCCGCACCCGCACCACCACAATAGCCATAAGTAATTGTGTCAGCCGCACCACCACCAGCAACAACCAAATACTCAACAACAGCAGGGGGCAAGCCCGTCCAAGTCTGGTTTTTAACCGCTTGACTGACCTGACTTAGTGTCCACATTCCGCTGTATTGAGCCATGATTATTCCTATTAGGCGGGTACTACGACTTCAACCCAAGATGTTGTGGGTTCGTCCCATTTAAACATTTTGCCTTCTTCTACAGGCATAGGTGTAGGTGCGCCCCACTGACAAGTGCTTTCATTCAGCAGCCAAGACGCAAATGGCTTGGGAGGAATAAACGCATCACGACCTGCATCGTATGTGTAACCTATACCAGCAAAATTCTTACGCAGTGGCGTACCACCTTGTGTGTGAACTCCACCTTGGGTGTTGTAACTTGTTTGAACCCAAGATGCTGGATCACCCCAGTGACCTGTGTTTAAAACGTCCTGCTCGATGACAATGACTTGCGTCACTACACCGTTTTCTACTTTTGCGAAATGGCTCATGTTTGCTCCTTAAAAAGTAATAGTGCCCGAAGATGTCCAAGTATAAATCTGATACCCATCAGAGTAGTTTATCTGAGGGCTTCCTGTTGTGGAAGTGGGGGGTAATAAAGATTGAGGCCAACGAATGATGACAATACCAGAACCACCAGCAGTAGCGGCATAGGGAGATGATCCGCCACCGCCACCGCTACCCGTGTTAGCTGTTGCGGCAGTTCCAGCAGTGAGGTTAAATACCGCACCAGTACCGCCGCCAGAGTTTCCCAAGCCACCAATTGGGTAGCCTGAAGCGCCGCCGCCGCCAGCATAAAAAACTCGTTGCCCTGTAATGGTTGAAGCAGTACCTGCCCCAGCAGTTCCAGCTACAGCACCCACAGTTGCATTTCCACCAGCAGAGCCAGAGCCGCCACCACCTCCACCACCCGTGTTTCCACTACCGGGCCATGTTGCATTTCCGCCAGCAAAACCTTGGCCTGATGTACCCCATCCCCCATATATAGTGCCATTAGTGCTATCACCCGCGCCGCCACCAGAACCACCAGAAATACCAATAGTATCTCTATCACCACCAGAACCGCCGCCGGTAGTTGTAATGCTAGAAAAAACTGAATTACTGCCATTTGCACCGCCAGCGCCGCCAGCGCCCACAGTAATAGTCAAAGCAGAACCTGCGGCTACAGCAAAACCTGCCGCAGTTAGAAGACCGCCAGCGCCACCGCCTCCACCTTGCGTAGCATTTGCAGAGGGGTTTCCACCTCCACCACCACCAGCAACTACAAGGTATTCAACTGCGGTAGCTGTACCAGACAGTGGGTTAAAGGTTGCGGAAAGGAAGCCGCCCAATAAACTAGCAGACATGAGCAATCTCCTTGTTTTTATTCATATTGGCAATTCTTTGCGCCTTGAATACTGGGTCGGCCCATAGTGCTTTCATACGATCAGCCTGCGCTTTTTTGTGTTCTGGCGTAGCAATATAAGCGGCTTTAGAACCCAACTTTGATTGCCGTATTTTATCTCTGCCTTCTTCGGACATTTTCCAGCCACGCATATTTTGTTTGGCTTCTTCTGAACGCTTTAAACCAGTAATGGCTTTGGTGCGTTTCTCAATGGTTTCTGCGCTTTGCTTTGTACCTTTTAAGCTGGCACTGATTTTTGCCCGTTGCTCTGGTGGTATCGGTCTGCCAGTAAACAACTTGCTCATGTGGTCGCAAAATTCCTGAGAACGCTGCACACCATACATATGATGATCTTCACCAAAGAACCCTGCAAAACCTTCACCACCAGCAGTTATGTTGTAGCCGCTTGGCGTTCTAGTTTCAAGTGCTTCAATGGCTTTTATTTCCAAATCAAAGCAGTATTCCATTGTGCTTTGAACCAACACCTCTAAGGCAAACTGATCTGCGCCGTATTTCTGAATGGCGTTACCGAGCAGTGATTTCTTGTGCGTAGATGGCTTAGTGCAATGCTTCTTAAACCGCTTGGCAGGGTGCTTGGATACGCCAATGTATTGCATACCATTCACATTGTTTGTAATGCGATACAAGTAACCAATGGTGTTGGAATTGCCACCTAATAAAGTTTGACTCATTTCAACTCCATTTAATAATCACAATGCCAGAGCCGCCTCTACCACCGCTACCGCTATCTTCACCAGTACCACCACCACCGCCACCACGGTTTGCAGTT